GCCACTGCAGGCTGACAGTTACGAAACAGAATACTATAAAAAAGATTAAATCAAAATTATGGCAAAGACAACAAACACCAAACCCTTACCGCAATTGGAAGCTTTTCAGGCTTCAGTGAAAACGATCATGGAAGACTATGTAGCTGATCCTGGCATGGTCAAAGAAATTGAGGCCTCTTTTCTTTCATTCAGCGCTAATTGGAATGCAAAGGAAAAGCAGGTCAATGATCTAATGGAAGAAGTGAAAGAGCGCGATGAGACGATCACAGAATTGCGTGATGAAATCAAAAGCCTGGATAAAGCATGTGATGACAAGGATACTGAGATTGAAATCCTTGAGAAAAAGGTTGAAGAATTAGAGGAAAGCGCAACAGATACAGATGGTTGCATTGTTGTCCAGATTAATAACCTCCATGATGAACAAAGGGTTCATGACTTCCTCACCACACAGATCTATCCTTATTACAATGAACAGGTAGCAAATATCAAATAGATGGAAGCACAACTGAACATATTCGATCAGCCTGTGCAAGAGTCGGTTTATGATATCAGAGAGCAGTTATTGAATGAATGCTACGAACTCAGAGGTCATAAGGAAATTTTTACAAGTGTGCCTCAATCCATTGAACGACTAACCTATCTATGTGACTGGATGAAAGCCTGGAAAGAAGGCCGCACTGAAAGGATTCAAGCCTTGGGTCTTCAAGTAGGTGGAGCAATAGATTTAAAAACATTAGAAATAGAACAAACAACCATTTAAAAGAATTCTTATGCAACACCAAGAATCGAATCTAAAAATATATTTCACAAATGATTACTCGCGTTTTAAGTTTTTGCTTGGAAACAGGCAATTGAACGATTCAAAAATTAAGCGCATCATGAAAGATATTGCTGAGGGAATTGATGTGCTTCGTTATAATCCTATACAGGTTGTGGAGCGTAATGGCCGACTTGAAATAGCAGATGGCCAGCATCGGTTCTACATCGCTCGGACATTAAAACGGCCCGTTCATTATATCGTCATGGAGGAATCACTTCAATTGCATGATATCGCTAAGGTTAACTCCAACACAGAAAAGTGGAAGACAAAAGACTTCATCAATTGCTATGTAGAACAAGGCAATGAGAACTACCAGCAGCTGCAGGACTTCATGGATTCATATGGATTCTCTGCTACTACATCTATCAAATTATTGCAGAATGGTAATCCCGGCACTGAAGCTGGTTTGATCAAAGGTGCTCAAGATTTCCAGCGCGGTGAATTTGAAGTAAGGTTTCTGGATAAGGCGCTTCAGATTGCTGATACGGTTTGCCAATTCAAAAGCTTCAAGTTTTATAAAGAACGTGGATTCATCATTGCCATTTACCGGATCATGGAAGCTGGTAAGATCACTATTGATGAACTGATCCAGAAATACCAAAAGCATCCGGAGCTCCTGGAGCGTCAAGCAGGATTTAAAGAATACATCTTCAATCTGGAATCCATCTATAATAAAGGCAAGCAGCAAAGAGTGGTCATTTTTTAAAAAGCCATCCTACGAAGTTGGGTATAAGTTATCCAAATTAAAAGACAAGCATTAACAACCATCTGGGAGAACAGCTATGAAAAAAGAGGATATACAATATGATGGATCCTTCGATATCGCCACCGGTCGAAGCAGGCGTGAAACAGCCTGGAAGAATCGCGAGATGCAGTGGAGTGATCTGGTGGTGAAAATTTCCCAGACGCACCGCACGGCTGAAACATACGGTGAGTATGTTGCCTCAAAGAAAATAAGACAGGATGAAATAAAAGATATCGGTGGCTTTGTGGGTGGATACCTGACAGGTGGCAGAAGAAAATCAGAGAACGTGCTGCATCGCCAGCTGATCACACTCGATATCGACTTTGCAACACCGGGCATGTGGGATGATTTCCAGCTGCTGTATGGATGTGCAGCGGTTATCTATTCCACGCATAAGCATGCACCGGACAATCAGCGCTTTCGACTTATCATACCACTCGACCGTGAGGTACGTCCGGATGAATACATGGCGATATCTCGCCGCATTGCAGGTGTGCTGGGCATCAATTACTTTGATCATACCACTTTCCAGCCAGAGCGGCTCATGTACTGGCCATCCACTTCCAAGGATGGTGTTTATTTCTTCGATCACCAGGACGGTGAATGGCTGGTGGCAGATGAAGTGCTGGCCACGTATACTGACTGGTCAGATACTTCAGAATGGCCGGTGAGTGACAGGGAAACAGAAGTCATAAAGAAAGGAATCCAGAAGCAGGGTGATCCGCTGGAGAAGCCGGGTGTGGTTGGCGCCTTCTGCCGTACGTACTCTATTGAAGAAGCCATTGAAACATTCCTTGCTGATGTGTACGTTCCATGTGAAATAGAAGACCGCTACAGCTTTACGGAAGGATCTACGTCTGCAGGTCTTGTCGTGTATGAAGGCAAGTTTGCTTATTCCCATCACGGGACCGATCCGGTAAGCGGAAAGCTTTGCAATGCCTTTGACCTGGTGCGTATTCATAAATATGGACTGAAGGATGAAGATGCCAAAGCAGATACACCATCCAATAAGCTGCCCTCGTATTTGGCGATGGTGGATTTTGCCACCAAGGATCCTGCCGTACGAAAGCTGATGGGACAGGAAAAACTGCAGGAGGCTAAAAGCGAATTCTTTGATATAGAAGAACCAGAGATTCTCGATAATGAAGAAGATGACTGGATCACACAGCTGGAGGTAGACCGCAAAGGCAATTACTATAACACCATTGACAACATTGCCATTATCCTGGCTAATGATCCTTTCTTTAAAAACAATATTGCTTTTGATGAATTCGAACATCGTGCAGTGGCAAAAAGAGACCTGCCATGGAGAAGGGTAGATCATAAAACAAGATTCCTGACCGATCGAGACGATGATAACCTGGAACACTACCTGGAGAAAGTTTATAAGATCACATCCACAAAGCTGGAGAAGGCATTGAACGTTATTTATGAACGCAATCTTTTTCATCCGGTAAAAGAATACCTCAGTAAACAGAAGTGGGATGGTATTGAAAGAGTAGAAAGGCTATTCATCGATTATATGGGTGCTGCAGAAAGTGAATACACAAAGGCAGTTACCCGTAAAACACTGGCAGCTGCTGTTGCCCGGGTGTTTCAGCCAGGCATCAAGTTCGACTATGTACTGACACTGATCGGTGAACAGGGACAACAGAAAAGCTCACTGCTGAAGAAGCTGGGACGCGAATGGTTCACTGATACATTCAATCTCCATATGCTGCAAAGCAAAGAAGGCTATGAGCAGATAAGAGGTGTATGGATCGTGGAGATCGGAGAGATGGCGGGTATGGCCAAAGCAGAAGTGGAAAGGATCAAAGGCTTTATTTCTTCTCAGGAAGACCGCTACCGGCAGGCCTATGGCCGCAGGGTGGAAAACTACCCGCGTCAGTGCATCTTTTTCGGTACCACCAATAAGCCTGACTTCCTGCGAGATCAGACCGGGAACCGCCGTTTCTGGCCGGTAGCCATCAATCCGGAAGGAGCACTCAAGAATGTTTCCCAGGATCTTGACAGCGAAGAGGTCAACCAGGTATGGGCTGAAGCAGTGGCCATGTACCAGCGTGGTGAGAAACTGTATTTGCCGGAAAAGCTGGAGAAGGTAGCGGCCCTCGTACAAAAGGAACACACAGAAGAACATCCATGGCTTTCAATGATCCAGCAATACCTGGAAACACCGGTACCTGCTGACTGGGCTAAAATGAAGCGCTATGCGAGGCAGGAATTCCTGCAGGGTGATGAACTGCAGCCAGTCGAAGGATTGATGTACATGGACCGCGTATGTGTGCAGGAGCTGTGGTCTGATGCCCTGAACAGGAGAGAGGCCATTGATGAAAAAAGCGCTGCAGCTATCAGAAGCATCATGCGGAATATGGAAGGTTGGGAGGAAGAAGCAAAGGTGATGCGTTATGGAATTTATGGCTCCCAGCGTAAAGGTTTTATGCGATCTGATGTACCAAAGGCAATAATGGAAAGTGTTGAAAAAGAGGTGTTACAAAAGCGTTACACCTAGTTACAGTCATGTAACAGAAGTAGCGGTTTTGTAACGCTTTTGTTACACTTAAAATTTAGTAAATCAATCTTTTATCTATCTGTTACAAATGTTACAAGTAAATAATAATAAAAAGGAATTAGGGAGAAATAGAAAGAAAATAACGCCTGCACACGCCTGTACACGCCTAATGCGTACGCGTGTATAAGAGACTGATTTTTTGTAACAGTGTAACAGTGACTAAAAATGAATGAAAAATTACTGGAGAAAAAGCTGAGAGAAGAGGTAAAGAAATTAGGCGGTTTAGCCATCAAGTTCACGTCGCCTTCTTTCACAGGATTGCCTGACAGGATTGTGCTGATGCCGGTCCGGAGGATCTGGTTCGCAGAGATCAAGACTACCGGCAAAAGTCTGAACCCCAGGCAAAAGATCGTGAAAGCTTTTCTGGAAGGTCTTGGATTCCCGGTAGCAGTGATTGATGATGAAACATCGCTTGAGAACTTTTTAAACGAACTTAAGAAATGAAGTACACACCATGGCAATACCAGCAGCATGCAGAGGACCATATTATCCTGCATCCCTTTTCAGGTCTTTTCCTTGGAATGGGTTTAGGCAAGACAGTGACGACCCTGACTGCCATTGATCGTTTGATGAATGAGCTTTTTGAAGTAACTAAAGTTCTGGTGTTCGCACCACTGCTGGTGGCAGATGAAGTCTGGACCACTGAGGCCAGCAAATGGGATCACCTGAAACACCTGACCATTTCTAAGGTTCTGGGATCCGAGCGGCAGCGGAAAGAAGCACTGAAAGCAAAGGCTGATATCTATGTCATCAACCGGGAAAATGTTCCCTGGCTCGTTTCCTTTTACGGTGGTGCCTTTCCATTCGATATGCTGGTGATCGATGAACTGTCATCATTCAAAAGTGCAAAGGCTGCAAGGTTCAAGGCACTTCGCCAGGTACGGCCAAAAATCCAGCGGGTAGTAGGACTAACCGGTACACCTGCACCTAACGGACTGCTTGACCTGTGGCCACAGCTGTACCTGCTGGATATGGGTGAACGTCTGGGTAAATCGCTGACATCCTATCGTGAAAAATACTTTCAGCCTGGAAAGCGTAATGGTCATATCGTTTATGACTATAAGCCAAAGAAGGTGGATGATGCGGATCTACTGGGTGATGATATTGACCAGAAGGAGATCTATGAGCGGATCGGTGATATCTGCATCTCCATGAAAGCAGAAGACTGGCTGGAGCTTCCGGAAAGAATTAACCGTAATGTGGAGGTCCGGTTTCCAGTGGAACTGAAAAAGCAGTATGATGATTTTGAGCGCATGCAGGTGCTGTCACTGGAAGAGGAAAGAGAGATATCGGTTGTCAATGCTGCAGCACTTACTAACAAGCTGTTACAATTTTCCAACGGAGCAGTGTATGATGAAACAGGTGCATGGCATGAGATCCACAATGCAAAGATCAAAGCCCTGGAAGAGATCATGGAAGCAGCGAACGGTAAACCGGTACTGGTAGCTTATTCCTTCCGTCATGATGCGGAACGGATCAGAAAACATTTCAAAGCCTATAAGCCCAGGGATATCAAAGAGCCAGGCATTATTGATCAATGGAACCGCAAGGAAGTACAAATGCTTCTGGCGCATCCGGCCAGTGCCGGCCATGGGTTGAACCTGCAGGCCGGTGGCAACAATGTAGTCTGGTTCGGACCTAACTGGAGCCTGGAGTTATACCAACAGTTCAATACACGCCTTGACCGGCAGGGGCAGACTGAATCTGTGATCATTCACCACATTATCGTGAAAGGTACCATGGATGAAGACGTGCTGGCTTCATTGGAAAGTAAGGACAACCGGCAGGAAGCTTTGCTTAGAGCAGTGAAGGCAAGGATTCAGAAATATCAAAAGCAATTGGTTTAAGATCCTATGAGACTGCATCTGTACATCAATCGAAAACTGATGGCCAATGAAACAGTGTTGAAAGATACCTGGCAGCGAAAGGCAAACACCTTGAGGGAATTGTACAATGAAGAGATCAAAAACAGTACGACCTGGTCACTGCAGCTGGTGATTTATTCAACTCTGAAGGAAGAAAAAGGTAAAAAACATAAGCCTAGGTTCTTCCAACGGCGGTATTACTGACCTGAGAAAACCTGAATTATTTAAACTAGAAACATATGGACTTACAAAAATTTATTGAAATCAACATTGCAGCCAACAGAGCTAAAACTTTAGCCAATTCCGATCAGTTAACGCTTGGGCAAATGATTGAGAAACTGAAACCAATCGTTGAAAAGCAAAAGGACAGGGAAGAAGAAGCCAAGGTACGATATGACTTTGAGTACTTATTTCCTACCACAATTGATTCCTGGAGAGGATCATATAATGAGTTGGCGCTAAACTTTGAAATGGACGGCAAAGAGTTAACAGTCACAGAGTTTTACAATCTGCTTACAGCTTCAGTCGGGAAAGTGTTTGAAGGTTATAAAGGCGGTGATTTTAAGATGAGTGAAAGAACACCTGTTTGGGTAGCAAATTATGGAAGATCAGGCAGTACTGCTGTCATTGACATTATTGACGATGGATATCAAGTATTGATCATGACAGGTTATAGAGATTTTTAAAAATCAATGCAACTGAGCCTTAACAGCCATAGTAAGTGTATAAAACTCATTGCCCATTTTAACAGCCTTGAAAGTTTGAGAAGTATGATCATATTCCAGCTTACCTCCGTACTCCTGGAGCAGCTCTTCATCTTTCAGGTAAATGAAGGTATGAGTATCATAAGCATTCACCAGGGCGTTACGCTGTTGAGATCGGAATGAAAAGACAATCGTATAAGATTTCATAAAACACAATACTAATCAATGGATCTGAACAATAAAATAACTGATATGCAACAGGAACCAAAAATCAAAGACTTCAATTACCTGACTGATTTTGTGAAAGCACATAAAAAGTGGGCAGGTATTGAGCAACCTATCTATCATCCTGATGATGATTCTACAGAATTGAAAGATGCTATAAGATATATGCAGGAAATAAAACTAAATAAGGGTAATGAGCTTGAAGAACTACGTGCATGGAAGGAATCAGCCATGGCAGTCATGCCCGATTATCAACGGATCGGAAAACTGATAGGTGTACCATTAGGTCAATCGGTGCATGATAAGATCATCCCATTTCTTGAGAAGTTAGCTGACAAGGAATGCGCTGGCAACAACGAAGCGGCACAACATTGCCTTAATCTCATTCTTTCAAAAAGATATGAAACATACACACCTGCATTGAGACAAGAAGTAGTCAAAGTTGAAGATGTCATTAATGCATTTGAGCAGTATTTGAAAGTAAAGCCTGATGAAATCTCTTTTTAAGAGCGGGTATAAGTCATCAACCTTATAATCAAGAAAAATAAGCCTGTACCCTTATAATCCTATCAAACATGAATCTTATGAGTACACAGTCCAAAACCTTGAATACAAAGCAAAGAGCCATTATCCTGGAATTGGCAAAGGGGCATACGAAAAGGGAAATTGCCAGGAAGCTTCATGTGTCTTATTACATTGATGGATTGAGAAAAGAATTCCAGTGCCGCAACACCACGCAGCTGGTGGTCTACTGCATCGAGAACGGGCTCTTAAAATAAATGGTTATTTAACCATTGTACAGCTTAGCACCTCATCGTAAATTTACATTTTGCAACCATTCTCACATAAATAGTGAGCTGGTCACCTAAATGAATACCCATGTAATTCCAAAGGCCTCGGCCGCATCCTGTTCCAGACGTGACTTTTACCTAATAGGGAAAGTCCTTCAACGTGAAAACCCTGAGATCTTTCAGCGGTTACGTGCTGCCTACATTGATGTGAAAGCCATCCCGCCTTTGGAATCAGATCATGAACAAATTCCACTCTTCTTTTCCCGCTTCTGTTTTTTCCTTGGTTTAGTGAAAGAGGATTATACCGGTCCACTCAGTAAGTCTTCGAAAGTGGACGTACGCCGGCATTTTATCGCTACTATGCTGCACCTGTACTGTCCGCATGTTTATTACCAGCCGGTGAAGGATATCGAGTTGCCAAAGAATGGATTTGTCAAAGCCTTAGCACAAACCTTACAGCAGAATGCTTCTAATATCAGCCTGATGATCCGGGAAGTGATCCTCTGGGAAAAAGAGTATGAAGACTTTCGCGATAAAGTGGAAGAAGCTGTTGAAAAGCTAAAAGCATGAGTGACCAGGATAACGATATCACGCTTACTGTCAAGCAGCAGCGGTTTATTGATGAATACCTGGTAGACTTCAGTAAAACAAAAGCAGCCATTCGTGCCGGCTATTCTAAAAAGACTGCTTATTCAATAGGCAATGAGCTGGCAAAGAAGCCAGAGATAAAAGCGGAGATCGATCGGCGCCTGGAAGAACTTTCCCTGTCAGCAAAAGAAACAACAAAGCTTATTTCCGATATCGCTAAAAGTTCACTGAATGAATACTTCACAGTGACTGAGGTGTACAGGCGTCCGGAAGTGAAGAAGCCGTTGCGCGACGTGATACTTGATATGCATGAACAGATTGAAGATGCTGATAAATTTATTTCACGTACCAGTAATGTCAGTGCTGAAGAACTTGAATACCATAATGCAACACAGGAAAGCAGAAGAAGAGAGATCCTGAAGCTGGAGATAGAACTGGAACGTAATCCAAAGGCTTATCGTTTGGTCAGCGGAGATCCGGAACTGGTGAAAGTAGCAGAGCTGGACCTGCCTCGCTTGGTAAGTGACAAAAGTGCCGGCAGGATCAAGTCCATCAAGCCGACTGAACATGGTATCAATGTGGAACTGTATGCAGCTGATGGTGCTTTGCGTGACCTGGCTCGTATCCATGGCCTTTTCAATGATAAAATAGAAGTTGACATAAAAGGTCAACTGATGAACCTCTATAAAAATGTGATGTCTGATGATCCTGACGCCTGACTTCCAGGAAAAGCTTAAATCCAAGATGCATCAGTGGCGAGGGGACTGGAATAAAGGTGCCTTTGAGCTCTTTGGTGCAAAGCTGGATAAAGAACAGGCAGCCATCCTTGAATCCGCACAGATCAACCGCATGACCTCTGTGGCAAGTGGTACAGCAAGAGGTAAAGACTATGTCAGTGCAGTAGCTGCTATGTGTTTTATGTACTTCACACCGCGATGGAAGGATGGTGAGCTGGTGAAGAATACCAAAGTGGCCATGACAGCACCAACAGACCGGCAGGTAAAGAATATTATGATTCCGGAAGTATCACGACTGCACCATAAGATGATTTCCAATGGGTATGGATGGCTAGCCGGCAGACTAACTGCTTATGATATCCGTACTGAAAATGAGGAATGGTTCCTTACAGGGTTCAAAGCAGATGAACATAATCATGAAGCATGGTCCGGATTTCACGCGGTGAATACGATGTTTATTGTAACGGAAGCTTCCGGTATTTCTGAATCCGTATTCAATGCCATTGAAGGTAACCTGCAGGGTAATTCGCGGATCCTCATTGTGTTTAACCCAAACATACCTACCGGCTATGCTGCCGGATCTCAAAAATCAAAGCGCTGGCATCACTTCCGGCTGGATTCACTCAATGCACCAAACGTTACAGAGAGAAAGATGATCATTCCTGGTCAGGTGGACTATGAATGGGTAAAAGACAAAGTGGATACCTGGTGCCAGGTGATCCCACCATCTGATTTTCTGGAAACAGAAGGTGATTTTGTCTGGGAAGGTTTGCATTACAGGCCAAACGATCTCTTCCGGGTGAAGGTTCGCGGCATGTTTCCTAAAGTAGCAGAAGATATACTGGTGCCACTACATTGGATCGAGGCAGCACAGGAAAGATGGAAAGCTTTTGAAGGTGAAATTGATAAGCCATTGCGTCTTGGAGTCGATGTGGCCGGTATGGGTCGTGACTCATCTGCTTTTTGTCCACGCTACGGCAATTACGTGAAGCCTTTCCGTATGATCCAGTCAGGTGGTGTGGCTAATCACATGGAAATAGTCGGCATTGTCAAGAGTGAGATTGAGAGTAATACCAACATCTTCCAGGGCTATTATCCACAGGCTTTTTTGGATACAGTAGGTGAGGGAGCCGGTGTTTACAGCCGGCTGCAGGAACTGAATGTCCCAAACGTGTATTCAGTGAAAGGTGGCGAATCCGCTAAACGCAATGATCGGCCGTATAAAGACGTCACTGGCCAGTACGAATTCAAAAATATGCGTGCTTACCTGTACTGGGCTATTCGTGATTGGTTGAACCCGGCAAACGGATCACAGGCAATGTTGCCTCCGGATGATGAACTGGCAGAAGAGTTAACAGAAACGAAGTGGAACATGAGAAGTGATGGATCCATTGAATTGGAAAGCAAAGACGAGATCAAAAAGCGGTTACGCCGTTCACCTGATAAGGGTGATAGCCTGGCTAATACCTTTTACCCTGTTTCGGATGTAGATCCCAGACCTAAAACAGCAACAGAGGAAACCACTACTTATTTCCACTAATCCTATAATCAAAGGCGGTCTTATGAAATTCAATTTATGAGCCGTTTATATAAATTCTATTTTTTCGGCCATGGAGCTTATCGACATAACATCAGGCCTTAGTGATTTTGGCAAATTGCATGATGCCATCAAGAAAACGAAGGGCATTTTTCAATATGAAAAGATCAAAAAGCAGTATGATCCTAAGCTTCATGATGTCATCACAGATAAGCTGAGACGTCCGGATAAAAAAGTGCCAGGTAAGGAAGGAACGAAGATCGTTCCTGCCACCAGGCTGGCTATTCCACTTCAAAAACTGATCGTTGGTCGTGCAGCTGCATTCCTGTGCGGCAATCCTGTTGAACTGATTGCAAACGCAGAAGATGATTCTATTGAGGCTGATCTCTTGGAGGTATTGAAAAAGACCTGGGACGACAATAAGCTGGATTATGAGAGTAAGAAGATCGCAAAGCTGATGATGTCTGAAACTGAGGTAGCGGAGTTGTGGTATGCAGAAGAAGCAGATGAGAATTACTGGAAAAATACACCTAACGATAAAGCATCAGTAAAGACCAGGCTTCGCATGAAGATCCTGGCTAACAAGTACGGTGATAGTCTTTTCCCTGTGTATAATGAAATGGGGGACATGATCGCTTTTGGCCGTGGGTACTCATTATCTACCGTTGCCGGTAAGGAAGAACGGTTTGACCTGTATACAGATGAAAAGATCTACTGTGGTGTGAAGAAAGCAGGTGTATGGGTATATACAGAGAAAAATAACCCGCTGGTCAATGAATTCAACAAGAAAGGGAAAATACCCATCATCTACTATAGCCAGGAGTCACCGGAATGGAGTGATGTGCAGGAAATGATTGACCGATTGGAGTTCCTGATATCTAAGCATTCTGATACCAATGATTATTTCGGATCACCAACGCTGTTATTGGAAACAGAAGATGAAAAGAACATATCCTGGTCAGAGAAAGGAGAGGACGGGAAAGCTGCAGTATTGAAAGGAGGTGCTAAAGCGTCATACCTAACTTGGGAAAATGCTCCAGAGTCTGTTAAGCTCGAATATAACAACCTGCGGTCCCTGATCATGGACATGACAGATACACCAGATCTATCGTTTGAACAGGTGAAAGGTCTTGGATCTTATTCAGGCATTGCACTGAAGATGCTGTTTTTAGGAGCCCATATGAAGGCTTCTGATAAAGAAGAGATTTTCGGTAAGGGTATCCAGCGCCGGATCAATTTTTTGAAAGCAGCACTGGCTGTTGTGAATACTGATTTTGAAGCTGCATTGCAGTTTTCCATTAAGCCTCGTTTCAAATTCTTCCTGCCTAAAAATGAAGTGGAAGAGATCAACACATTGTTGAGCGCTGTCAGTGGAGAAAAGCCGATCATGAGTCAGAAAACAGCTATTGAGCTGAATCCATTGGTCGAAGACACACTGGCGGAAGAAGACAGAATTAAGGAAGAGAGGGAAAGCAGCGATGCATTGGATAATGTAATGAGGCAGTGATGAAGCCAAAGCTATTGAGATGTGATAAAAAGCAGTTTACTAAAAAAGATGCGCAGACGATTCTGAATTTCAATCAGCGCAACAGGAAAAGAGGAAGGAATGAAGTGCGTTTTTATCACTGTCCGATTTGTAATGCGTACCACTTGACATCAAAAAGGAAATTTTCTCACTAAAAATCAAACAATATGGCTAAACATCAAGAAAAAGCGGCTGATAAGCCTAAAGCATCTGAAAAGACAGCTACTTCAACGGAAACAAAAGCAGTTGAGGTCAATAGCGCTGAAAATGTAACCGCACCAAAGGATGAAGCTTTGGCAAATGAAGAAAAAGCAGCTCAGGCAGCTGGTAAGAAAGATCCTAATTCTCCGGAAAACACGTTTGCAAAATCCATGAGCGTAAAAGAGGCTGAGGAAATTGTAAGAAAGTATTCCGGTATCAACGGCAGTGAAATACCAAATGAATTGGTACAAGCCCGTGCGGTGCTGAAGAAATCAAAGTAAGACAACATTTATTATTTGAAGGCCTGCAGATAAGTAGGCCTTTTTTCTCCATTCACAATGGTCATTGATAACAAATTCGATTTAGAGCAAGAGGTTTATTTAAAAACAGATAGCGATCAATTGAAACGGATTGTAACTGCTATATCTGTGCATCCAAATAAACAGATCATTTATTCTCTTACCTGTTGTACAGATTGTTCTGATCATTATGATTTCGAGATCAGTGATGAAGAAAACACATTAACCAAAGTAAAATAAGTGAAATGATCCCTGTAGATTTTCCTAATAGAAATTTTGTATACACTAAGCCGGCTAATATGACCGATGAGCAGTGTAGTGATCTACCTGTATTCAAAGGAGAAAGTTCTGATGGATTCCCTGTTATTATTTCATGTTGGAGATTTTCGAAAGAAGATATGGAAGAGATACAAAGAACTGGATGTATTTACCTCTCCATAACTGGACATGGTATGCCGCCTGTTTCATTATTTACTGAAAGTCCATTCGTTGAGCAAGAAGGATAATGCCGAATGACATCCATAAAGAGTTTGAGGCTCAGCATCTGCATAACCAGAGACGGATGGAGCGCAGGATACGTAAGGCGTATGAGGATGCTATTCAGGAGGTTGCACTTTCAATCAACCAGGTGAATTATAACGGTGGTGTTTTCCAGCTGAAGGATTATCCGGCTTTACAAAGCAGGATCAATAAGCAGATTGAAAGGATCCATGCTTCTGTATATGGCGCTGTTGTGAATAGTATCAAAGAAAGCTGGGATCTTTCCAATGAGAAGAATGACCTGCTGGTTGATAAACGCCTGGCAGGAAAGAAGCTTTCAAGAAAAGCAAAGCAGATCCTCTATGATCCTAACATTAATGCCAGGGATCAGTTCATATCCAGAACAGAAAAAGGCCTCAATTTATCCGATCGTGTCTGGATCGGGCTTCAGGGATATCGCACTGAGATGGAGCAGGCGCTTGGTATCGGTGTGAGTGAGGGTAAAAGCGCTTTGGAAATGGCCGGTGATCTTAAGAAATATCTCAGGGAACCAAATAAACTATTTCGAAGGGTACGTGAGATCAAAGGTGATCCGGACAGCACATTGAAATTATCCAAAGCAGCAAAGGACTATCATCCAGGTCAGGGTGTGTATCGGTCATCTTTCATGAACAGTAAAAGACTGGCTGTTACGGAAAACAACATGGCTTATCGTAATGCTGATCAGGAACGCTGGCAGAAACTTCCATTTGTTACCGGCTTTGAGGTCAAGCTTTCCAATAATCACCCGCAATATGATATCTGTGACAAGCTGAAAGGTACTTATCCTAAAGACTTTGTATGGAATGGCTGGCATCCCTTCTGCCGGTGCTACAAGATACCAAAGCAGGTCAGTGATGCGGAGTACGAAAAGCTGGAAGATGCAATGCTCGCAGGTGAAGACCTTCCGGAAGTGGAACAGGTAACAGATCCACCAAAAGCGTTTGATCAGTTTGTCCAGGATAACCGTGAACGTATGGAAAAGTGGAGTAATAGGCCATACTGGATGCGGGATAATCCGGATTATATTTCAAAAGCAAAAGCATCTATTGAAGGACCATCTGCAACTAAATCATTTGATTTCAAGCCGGCTAAATCATTAAAAGAAGCAGAAGATTTTGCAATAGCTAATGGTCTTGCAAAGAAGGTGAGCTATAAAGGATTGAAAGATGTAGCTATAGCGAATGAGACCAATAAGGTACTTTTAGAATTGAAATCTCAAGGTATCGCATATGATAATGTAACATCGCTGCGAAAAGTGTTTAATAGTAATGGCCGGGAAAAATTCATGCTACAAAACAGTACACAATTAGAGTTTGATAAAAAAGGAAATGTAATACGTGAAGAAAATACATTGATTTTAAATAAAGCATTTTTTGATAAGCACCCAACATTAGACGAGGTAAATAAAGTAGCCAAAGGGTTACGTGACCGTCAGTGGGGAACTTCTGAAAGTTATAAGGATATGGTTTGGCATGAAGCCGGGCATAGATTGACAGCTAAAAATATTTATATTAATAGAACTGTTGCTAATAAAGAGAGTTTAGTGGACGACATTTCACGGTTAGGCAGATATTCTAAAAAGAATCTAGATGAAAATTTGTCTGAGATTTTTGCTTTTTATAAGAAAACAGGCGATGCCCCGAAGGAATGGAAAGAGTTGTTTAATAAATATTCAATAATCAAAATATGATAGAAGTCCCTATCTGCTTCACCTGCATTCATTTTATCGATGACGGAAAATTTACCTGTAAAGCTTTCCCCAAAGGAATCATTGAAGATATTTTATATGGAAACAGTGATCATGAAAACCCAACCCCTGAACAAGAAAACAACATTGTATTTGAAGAAGCTGACTAAATTATTTATTTACTTCCCATTCTTTTAACCACGTGGCTGTTATCTCCTTAAACTCTTTCTTTCTGGATTTAGGTATGCGAAAGGGAATCATTTCAGTAGGCTCACCATATTTCAATGGCCTTTTTGCATTTTCTCGGAAGCCACCGACAGGCATATTGAAAAGATGCAGACCTTTTTCCTGATAATATTTAATCCAATAGCCTTCTCTCTCATATCCGTTTTCAATATTCTCTTCAATTGCCGTTATCAATGGCACCTTACCTTCAGATATTAATTTCTTTATCCACTTGTTTTTAGCACAGTCTTTTCTCTCACTGATATGGCCAATAAGCCTTTCAATCAAGCTTTTTGAAGTGACTCCAATGTATAAAATCTCTGAGGTATCAGGATCTTTTAAAGAATATACTGTGTATCTCATTTCTTTTTCTTTTTGAGATCTTCTAAATGCGCAAGTATAAATGTTTCCAATAGATTCTTTACACTTCGATGTTGTTCTTTGGCCATTTTTTCAATTTGCAGGGCTTGCTCAGGTGCAAAATGAACCTCGAATCTTTTCTTATTTGGATCTTTTGGCATTGTACGAATATCGTCCATAAAATATATTTTGTCAAAGATACAGAAAGTTACGTAAAAGTACCGTAACTTTATTTTCTAAACCTAAACCATGCTGGACTTCTTTTTACACAAAACTGACTTAAAGTTATCGATGTTGTTTATTGCCATCGCCCTGGTAGGTATCATGGCAGCTGCATTTACACCTAACTTCCAGGCAAGACGTATGCGCTCCCGGACTCGAGTAACTTACAGGATAGGTAATCGTTCCTGTTCATACCGTAATTATCAAAAAAGCGGATCTTAATAATTAAAACCCAAATTGATAACTTATAAGTTGATTTTAGAAGACATGCTTTGACAATTGCTGAGTTAAGTTTAAATTTATAAGCATGGAACATACACTTTCATGGTCATCTGATAATCTCGATCGGGATGCATTCAAACGGGTGTTTGGTAATTATCCTGAAGATTTAAAAAGTTTTCCTGAGCTAAAAGCATATCCAATATTTCATCGAAATAACCTTCTAATGCCTGTAGGGCAGTTTGAAATGCAAAGTGACGATATGTGGATTATCACAATAAAGAGTGGATTACCTGCACCTATCTGTACAAATACAATGGAGCCTATATTTATAGATGGGGAATTGGATCATTGGATTTGTGACTAAGCATTATTATCCACCAGATCAACAAAGCTCCAGTGTTCTACACCTTCAAATTTCTGAAATTTTACATATCGTACTTTATTACGTGCTACATCTCTAAAAGGGATTAATACTGTTTCTTCTCCTGGCTTTTTATAAAGACCGATATATCCTCTTGCAGCTTGCTGTAATTGCCATTCTTCCAGCTTTCCCTTTCGGTGAAGTGTTAACATTCTGCTGTTTTAGGCCGACAAGCTACACAATTTTATAACTAACTACCATCTTATGAAATGGCTTTTCACACTGTTATAACAGCATTATACTTTCGGATTCAATTAAAGTTCTTTTCATCTTATGAAGGAAAAAATCATAGCCAGAATTAAGGCTAAGTTCCCGGCTGTAAATCTGTCGAAAAAAAGGTTGGACGAAATATCGGACAAACTAGCTGCGAAGATTACAGACGAAAACGAGATTGATGCACAGTTGGACGACTACAATGAGATCCGGCCCCTGGCTGAGATTGCACAAACGGACGACAAGATCAGAGACCTGAGTAACAAAGTAAAAAATGTTACAAAGCCTACTGAAACAAACGATCAATCTAGTTCCCAGCAAACAGATACAACAGGTACTCCCGATGACACTCCCGCTTGGGCAAAAAGCCTGGTTGAAAGCAACCAGAAACTAGCTCAGAAACTGGAAGCGTTTGAAAAAGAAAAGGCGATCAGCAGCATGCAGTCAAAACTGGCTGCGCATGAAAAGCTGAAAGGCATCAGCCCTGTGTTTTACAAGGGCCGTGCACTGCCCGAAAAAGAGGAAGACCTGGACACATTTGTCGAAGGGATCGTAACTGATTTTAACACCTTCAAACAGGAAGCGGCGAATACCGGATTAACTAACTCCGGAGCACCTGCCAGTGCATCAAGTGCAACCACTAACAAGGTTTCTTCACTGATGCAGCTTGTACAGAATGACAAGAACAAAACAGCTGATAAAACAGCAGCAAAATAAATACGTATGAACAGTATTAAAAAAGAAGCAGGCGGATTCGAGAAAGTAGTTTTTGAATCCGTTATTGATACGTTGGCTGGAGGTACATCCCTGGATGTTACTGGCTATGTAAATGCTGACGGCGTGATCCCAGCTGGTACACCTGTAGGCCCTAAAAACGCTTCAACAGGATTGTCTGCCATCATCACCAATTCTGGTGGTACACCTAGTGCTACTCCGATTGGTTACGTTCATCATACTGTTCCCCTGGTTGCCAATGGCAATAACTTGGTGGGCGTTGTGATCGAAGGTGTGATGAGAGCAGCTGCCATGCCGGCAGGTTATACATCTGCCCTTGGAGCACTGAGGACAGCAACACCAAAAGTGACGATCGTATAAATTATACGATCTTCTTTTTGTTATCCGTACAACGTAAACATTAAAAACTTTTCAATCTTATTAAGATGATTGATGTAACTAAAATTGTAAGCGAATTTAACCAGGCTGACCTGCAGGCTTACATCGAAGAGTATACCATGGGAGATCTTCAGTTTAAGAACTATTTCCCTTCTGTGTATACGCCAAACCTGACGTTTGAGGCACTGGAAGCCCAGTTCTCTGCAAAGGTTGCGGCCGATGTGGTTGCTTTTGACTCCCGCGCTCCGCGTAAGGGCCGTCAAACCCCTGGTAAAAGATCCGGCGATATCCCTAAAGTGGAAGTGGCCCGGGTCAAAAAAGAATCAGATCTGAACGTATACCGTCAATTGCAGGCAGCATTCAATGCGGCTAACAATGATGGAACACGCGTGCAGATCGCTAAACGCCTCATCGACTGGATGTATGAGGACAGTTCTTTCGTTCTGGACAGCGTGAATGCCCGTATGGAGTGGTTGGCAAAGCGAATCGCTTCAACCGGTAAATACAGCCTGACGGTGACCAACAACGAAGGCGGTGTTCAGACAAAAGTGGATGTGGATTTCGGTATTCCGGGTGCTAACGTGACAAACGCTTCTGTAGATTGGGATTCAACCGCTACAGCAAAGCCGGTTACTGACATCAGGGCAAAGCAAACAGCGGCCAGGGCTAAAGGTCTTCGCCTGCAATATGCTTTCACAGATGCAGCAACTTTTGATCGCATGGTGGCCACTGAGGAAATGCAGAAGTTCACTGCTTCTTATGTATCCAATGCCTTAGGCTTGCAGATGCAGCCTAACCTGGATTCAGTGAACACAGCATTGCGTGCAGCCGGTCTGCCTACTTTCATTATTTGGGATTCCTATGTGAATGTAGAAAGCAAAGCTGGTGTACATGTCACTACAACCGGATGGGAAGATGGCAATGTCACTTTCGCTGCCACCAACATCCTGGGTGCGACTCAGTACACCACTACAGCGGATGGTTTCGTCAATATTGACGACAGCGTGAAGGTGAACAATGATTTTGTCCTGGTGAAAGCTTATGCGCTTCAGGATCCGATCAGTGTGGTGACCAAAGGTGTAGCTTATGCAACACCAGTTCTGAACGGTGCGAACAGCCTGTTCATTTTGAAAACTCAGTTGTAAAAGTTCTTTGAATGACGATACTAGAAGCTTTGATGGCAGAACTGGATGAGGCAAGTGTTGGAACCAACACGCTTGAGAAAGTTCTTGCCACTCATAATCTTCCAGCTGCGTCAACATATAGTCCTGTGGACCATGACAAGGCGATAGATATGTGCGTGATAGATATTTTGAAAAAGATACTATCACGTGCATCAATCTCTGAAGGTGGTTACTCGGTTAAGTATGATCCGGGCGCTATCCAGGCAAGAATTGCTGATCTGTATAAGAAACATGCGATAGAGGATTCCAAGTCTTCCATTCAAAGGTTCATCATATGATCGTGCAATATCCTGATGTGATGTCATTTTCTTCTGCTGAAAACGCTTCAACAGATGGATCCGGGAACTGGCAGGCCGGTAGTAATGGGAGTACAACTTCTATCAACTGCAGGTATGAGCCAGGAAGCGGATACGGGTTTGTTGTGGCAACAGACGGAAAACGGATTAACTACACTGGAATTGCTTACCTGCCTAAAACGGCGCCGGAGATCAAGGAAGGATCAGTCGTTCAGATTGTCATCAAGCGTGAAGGGCAGAGTGATATAGTGATGAAAGAAAAGGCACTTCGTTTTTCTCGTGGTCAGTTAAATGCACGGGTATGGCTGTAAGCTTGAAACCTAAATTCAAAAAGGCTGATATCGAAAGAATCGTTCTTGAAAGAATGATGCGGATTGAAAGCGCGGTATTGATGCGGTTGCAGCGTGTTGGTGAGAATTTCATCACTAATGCCAGAAATCTTGGAGAATACACTGACCAGACAGGAAACCTGAGAAGTTCAAAAGGGTACGTGGTTTTACGTAACGGTGTACAATATGCCAATGGAGGCTTTGAACAGGTCAAAGGTGGCAGTGCAGGAAAAATAGCTGGCAATGCAGCATTAAGTGAAGCCATGCAAAAGTTCCCTACAGGATTGGTCCTGATCTGTGTGGCAGGAATGGACTACGCAGCAGCTGTTGAAGCAAAAGGAAAAGATGTACTAACCGGATCTTCACTCATTGCAACACAGGAACTGAAGAAAGCTTTAAAGGAGATCAGTAGGAAAATAGAAACAATGCGATGATTACAAGTTCTGAATTGATACAGGTTGTTTATGATGGGCTGAAAGGCTCATTGCTTGAACAGGCCGTTTCAGGGAAAATTTATAAACGTCGCCGGCCAAAGAACAGTAACCTGGAAGATGTGGTGATCAACTCTCTTCCAACCGTAAATGGACAACTGCAACAGGCTGTATTGAATGTAAATGTTTTTGTGCCGGATCTGCAGCTTTCAATCGGTGGTGAGAAACAAAATCTGCCAGATGAGAAAAGGCTGAATGAACTGGAGGTATTAGCTGTATCTGTTTTAAAAGAAGGTTCCGCTGAGGACAGCCAGAAAAGGTTTATACAATTTGAAGTGCAACAAACCAACATCCTGGAGGATGACGAAAGTGATCAGTATTTCATCAACATAAGATTACAATTTTTTATCACGAACATCAACTAATAAAAGATGGCAAAAAAATCAATCGGTCTCAAAAGTATCAAGATGGGTGCTATCGCCGTTGATGGCGGTATGGGCACTGTTCTTACTCAGGTGGGTGCCACTGTTTCAGATACAGCAGCCCTTACAACTGAAGAGGGAACAAAAACGGACTTTAATATCGAGGAATCAGATGCTCCGTTCTTTTCCATTGAAAGTGCACCGGGCAGGAAAGTATTAGCATGGAGCTCATATGACGTGGACCTTGATACGCTATCACGTTTCTGGGGTGGTACCGTTGCCGCTGCAAGTGGTGGAAACGGAAGAAGCTGGGAAATGCCTGATACATTACCCGTTATCGAAAGATCCATTGAGATTGAAACGAAAGACGGCTGGAAGATTCAGATCCCTCGTTTGTCCCTGACAGCAAAGCTCCAGTGGAACCTGCAGAAAACCAAACTGGCACAGATCGACCTGGAAGGTGTGATCCTGAAACCAGAAAAAGCAGGAGTGAGCGCTACCAAGTTCATCGAGCCAGTGGCATAAACATAAATCAGATTCATTTTTAAAGGCTGTCAAAAGACAGCCTTTTTACCATATATGAAAGAAATACTGCAAAAGGTACCTGATGTTGTTACAGAAAAGGCCATTCAGTTTGACATCACTATCCTTCCAAAAAACAAATTCCATGGCCAGCTGCAGAAATACAGGCTGGCACCTACAAAACAAAGTTTCAGCATTCGTCCGTTAGTTTTAGGAACCCTGTATCGTATCTCAAAGCTGTTATTAAAGATCGACGTAAACGGTTTTCAGGAATCAGGTACCTTAAGCCTGGCCTACCAGCTGATGAAAGAACATTCATCCACCGTTATAAATATTATTGGCCTTGCTATAACGAATTCTAAACAGCTTCCGGATAAAAAGCTTTTAGAATTGATAAGGTTTAATCTGTCATCTGATGAATGTGTTACAGTTCTTTCATTTGTACTAAAGCAAATGGAAGTAACGTCTTTTATACAGTCTATAATCTCCATAAGAGGGCTGGATCTGATAACGCCGAAGGAGATGAATCCACAGACCCAGGGGAGTACAGTAGCCCCTGGAGCACCATCGGTGCTATCTTAAGAACTTTTAAAGGTGCCATTGACTGGGAAGAGGCTATGTGGGAAAGGTCATTTGTCAATCTCTCTATGATGATGGCAGCTCTTCCTGTGTACAGCCCAGCAAAAGGTAAAAAGGAAGATGAAGAGATAGAGGAAATTGAAACTAAGGATCTAAAGGATCTGTTTGGATCATGAGAATAGCCACATAAGTATACCAAATACGATAAGTGAAAATATCACAATTACGATGTTTGATGTTCTATCAATCCCTTTATGTTTTTGATAAGTCGCATGTATGTTATTTGTACCAGGAAATGGCTGCTTACTTTTATAAATCTGTTCTGCTTCTTCAAACCTCTTTTCATTATAAGCTTTGTACCATTCCTTTTTCCAAGCCTGCATATTGGCAAACTCTTTTCTTTTTTCCTCTTTAGCCAAGTCTTTTGGCTCCCACTGATTACCACAGGCAATACATGAAACAATGATATCATTACGGCCATGTGTTCCAGCCAGTAAGCCTATGCCACCGGTTAATACAGCGCCTGCTACTGCTTTGCCTCCACTGAATCCTTTTTTATGTGCTGTTACCTGGGTTGACCCGCATTTAGGGCATTTTACTTCACTCATCGCTATGGCTTTGAAATTAAAAATATATAAAATTTCATAAGTCAAATGAGTGTTATTGTATTGGATCTAAGGTTTAACACCTTGCAGTATAATTTACGGCCATGCCGTTAACGAATGTATCGGGTTCGCCTCTAGAATTTGACGCTGTGATTAATCAGGGTGACATGCTTGCCCAGATTCGACAAATAGAAGCCCGTTTGAAAGGACTTACCGGTGCAGCTGAAAAGGAAGCATCCGCTATTGAGAAAGTTGTCAAGAATTCTACCTCTGTCATCGCAGGGTTTGCATCGTTTGCTGCTGCCACAAACATTATTAACGATATTATCCTAGTCAGAGGTGAGTTTCAAAAGTTGGAAGCTGTCCTAACAAATTCTCTAGGTGATAAATTGGCTGCAACTGAAGCACTCAAAATGATTTCTGAATATGCGGCTACCACTCCATTCCAATTACAGGAACTCGGTGCAGCATATGTCAAATTGGTCAACCAGGGAATAAAACCTACAAAAGCAGAATTGCAATCTTTAGGTGATCTTGCTGCTTCAACCGGTAAAGGGTTTGATCAATTGAGTGAAGCTATCATCGATGCACAGACTGGTGAATTTGAACGCTTGAAAGAATTTGGTATTCGTGCTTCTAAGGAAGGTGATCGGGTTGCCTTTACTTTTAAGGGTGTCAAAAAGGAAGTTGATTTTACTACAGATGCCATAAAAGATTATATCATTAGCCTGGGAAGACTGGAAGGTGTGTCTGGTGCTACTGCAGCCATTAGTGCAACCATAGAAGGTCAGTTGTCAAATATGGCTGATGCCTGGTCACGCCTGTTAAATGAAATAGGTCAAGCAAACGAAGGTTCCATATCAACTGTGATATCAAGTCTTACCACACTCATTGATAATTTTGAAAGTGTAGTTGATATTTTAAAAATTCTGGCTGCTACTTATGGAACTTACAAAGCAGCTGTAATAGCAACCACTGCAATACAAGCCATTCAGACTGCATCTGTACAGGGTTATACAATTGCTGAGCAGCTACGTTTAAGGGCTATGCTTATTTCGGAAGCTGCAATGAAATTGCTGAATAGGACGATGCTTGCTAATCCTGCTGTTTTTCTTGTAACCAGTTTTGCAGCATTAGCCGCAGCACTATATTATTTTGGTGGCAGAGCTGCAGCAGCTACTAAGGCACAGGAAGCTTTAAATGATGTTCAGGCTGAATCGCAGCGTATTGTTGAAAAAGAAAAGCGAAGCTTACAAGATCTACTCAAAATTGCTCTGGATGAGACCCGCAGTAAGCAGGATCGCGAAGCTGCTATTCGCAGGATTAATGAAATATCGCCTGAGTACTTAGGTAATATTACCCTGGAAACAATTCGTACCAATGATTCCAAAAAAGCTATTGATGAATACATTGAGTCCTTGGATCGTAAGGCCAGGGCACAGGCAGCACAATCTGCCCTTGATAAATTATACCAGGATCGAATCGAAGCACAGACTAAACAGGGTTTCAATTTAGGATTTGGTGATAAAGTAAAAGCCGGGCTAACCGGAACTGTTCTCGGATTGAGCGGTACTGCTCAATCGCTCATAAGCCAGTCAAAAGAGAACACGAAAAATGATATTAAGGATATTGATGCTCAGATCAATGCCATCAAAAATACATACAAGGGTGACCTTGAAACCCAGCTTATCGGAGAGGGGCAGAAGCAGGGTGCAAGGAAACGGACCATCGAAGTAATTGAAGATGAGTTGAAGGCAGCGCAGGACCTTCAAAAAAAGCATTCTTCTTCATCAAAGGAATACCTGAAATACCAGACGCAGATCAATGCCTTAGAAAAGGAACGTGAAGCTATTACTGGAAAACAGGCTGCAAAAAGTGCCATCAAGGCTGACAAGGATCTGGACAGGTTAAAAAATAAGCTGGAACAGCTGTTACAATCCATCGCTGCTGCAGAAAGGGATGCTACACAGTCAGGCCTATTGAAGGAACAGTCTGAAATAGATAAGATCAATGAGCGATATGATGACTTGATCAGGCAGGCCAAAGAATTTAAAAATAATGCAGGGCTCCTTTCAAGAATAGAAGCTGCCAGAAATAAGCAGATTGATAATACC